AGTCTTTAATAAGATGAAAAATAAAATAAAATATCATAACATAAAATAAAATAAAATAAAATGGGACTTAAAGGTAACTATAAATTTGGCGCAAGGTATCATGACATAAGATATGTCTAACACATAAAGATAATTGTGTATACTCGCGTTTTATCTGTTGTCTTCGTCTTCGATGATATTTTTTCTTCCATTTTCGCACCATATCTTTGAAATAAGTATCTGCATAATAACCATTTCCGTCATACGGACTAAAGTTATTTTCATATCTGGCAATTCGTATGGTTCCTTTTGGTGAATAATACCAGTTATGTTGTTGTAACTGGAACCCACATATCATCATTCCTTTGTCCTCTTCTTGTTCTACAAACATCAATGTATGCATATTTATTATATTTGCTTGCTTAAATACTATAAATATGAATTCTTCTTTTTAATTTCATTTTTTTAAATATATATAATATTGATTTCACTTTCTTCTTTTTGTGTATTTATGTTTATTTTTTTTGGTAATGCATTTAACTCTTTTCCCCCCTTCTTTTTGTAAATTTGTGTTTTTTTTTTCTGGTAAATGGTTGTTTTATACGAAACCAAAAGTTTTTGAGACCAATCTTGAATCGTTGGTATTTTGTGGCTGCATTTTTTTTTGGCATCTTTTCCATATTGTCATTGAGTTTTTGTTGTACTGCTTCATCGTGTCGTCGTTGTTTTTTCTCTTTTTCATCAACTCCTTCTTCACTATCCGTTTTAATAGATTCATCAATTTTTCCACTGTCGGTTACTTGTTTTTGTTCTTGTTCTCGTTCTTGTTCCTGTTCTTGTTCTTGTTCTTGTTTTTCTTCTTCTCCAAATCCTCCACGCTTTCCCTTATATTTATTTTTATTTGATATATTTCTTTTTCGTTTGGAATAGATTTTGGGCATTACTTATAAGTTATACGCATAAAAAATAAAATCTCAAGATAAATAAAAAAAATATATAAATGTTGTTTTCCTTGGTCATTTATATATTTACATATGACTTATTGTATTACTTTATGCATAAACTATTACATACCCAATATCTTTACCAAACGATACATAAAAAACACCACCTAAAACATTATACTACATTGACCTATACAGACGCATACATGGGACATGTAGTAGAAAAAGGCATGGATGTATGTATCATATTTATTCCTAATCTACTGCTAACCAGACCTGTATCTTTATATGATATGTGTATTATCATAGCATTTATTGTTTCAAGGGGATGTATGAAACACGACAAACGATGGGAATGGTTGGTAGGAAGGCACCATCTTTTACACCATAAACACCCGCACTATAATTATGGTGAATACTGGATGGACTACATATGTGGTAGTGCATATGAATCTTGAATCTTGAATCTTACTTCATAGGTTGATGTACATGGACATCCATTTTAGCAGAAGGAACCACAATATTATCACCTTCAAATAGTTCTTTACGAATATCCGCAACCGATATAACTCCTGTATCCAATGATTGGTTGTCTCCTTTTACTTTAGCAAATGATTCTTTGACACCAATCAAGTTACCATCTTTGTCTACATCTTGTGTAACGGTTGAACCATACTTTAGGGCATTTTTCTTGTTATCTTCAATGGCTTTCTGTTTAGTCTCCTTGAGACGAGTATCAAACGCATTTTTAGCGGCTTCTTCATTGACTTTCTTGTTTTGCACAAGTTGGTTGAGTTCTTCTTCCATATATTCCACGCGGCCGGTTTTATATGCATCGGGTTCCCATGGCAGCCATGTACCAATGGGTCCAACAAATACATCAAAGGATGGGTCGCTCTCTCTTAGCAACTTTGCGCGTAACTCAGCTTCTTCCTGAGACGAAAAGTTCCCACGAGCCTTGAATCCTCTCACCGAAGTTTGAAACTGGTGCTGGGTATTGAAAGCTTGTTCTAAGTCATTTTCCTCGCGGTCCAAAAAATTATGATAATCAATTTCAATGGTGGAAGATGTAATATTTTCGCGTTCTTCTTGAATAAACTGTTCAAAGTCGCTCATGATGGCGTCAAAAGAGAGGTTATATTTATAAGAGAGAAAGTTTAAGAAGGGATGAAATCGTTCCATAGATTTATGAATATCCCACTTCTTTAGGAACTCTTGAAAAAAGAATAACTCCTTTTGTTTGACAATTTTTTCGGGAGAAATAAATGAAAAACAGCCAAAACTTTGCCCGGCGATTGGTTTATCTAGTTCCAATAAGTCTACATATTTAGGATTCGGCGCACCGTTTGGTTTATTTTTTCGTTCAAAAGGCAGCTTTTTATTTTTACTCATTAAACTATATAGAATAGTTTAAGGGTATTGTTTAAGTAATAATTTAAGTAATTTAACAATTTAAGTAGTTTAACAATTTAAGTAATTTAACAATTTAAGTAATTTTTATAGTTAAAATTATAAATATACATAGTTCAAATATTTAACATAATTAAATTAATTATTATTTTTTTTCTTTATGAATAGTATAATAAATAATGTTTACGGCAACTGAACTTATTAAGCGTATTATTAAATATTTGATTCAGGGATTTATGGTAGCTTTAGCAGCATTTGCTATACCCAAGCAGTCTTTGAAAATGCCAGAAATTGCATTGTTATCTTTAACTGCTGCCGCCACTTTTGCTATCTTGGATACATATATTCCATCCATGGGAGTCTCCGCTAGACAGGGCGCAGGTATTGGTATCGGTGCCAATCTTGTTGGGTTCCCGGGTGGTCTTTAAGTTATTAAATTAAACATATAATACATTTTAATGCATTAAATAATGCATTAACTAAACAGTGGGAATAAATTCCCAGTCCAATATACGGCACATTTTTTTCCATGTTTCGTCTTGTTCAATTAGTTTTTCACGGTCTTTTAGTAATGGAATATCATTCAGATAAATAGTTTCACCAAGTAACTCACAAAGTTTGAAAAGTACATAGTAATAGTTTAAAAAGTTGATACGATAGTTGGGGCAAGTTTTCGCGTAAGGTGCTTGAATTTCCATGAATAAATTACATAATGTATCTTCTAATTCTTGACTGAGTATGGGTGGTTTGATGCCCAATTTATTTTTAATAAATGCAATGTGTTCATAATATTTATTAAATCCCAGTTTTTTTAATATATCTTTGGTTTTATGATGGGTTAGTTCGTTTGCATGAATTCGTTCTTTTTTGAACTGTTGTTGTATTTGTTGAATGACGTCATCTGGAATCAACGTGGTTTCTTTTCCCTGAAACTGGGCCAAAATTTCTTTGAAATGGTTTATTTTTTTGTAAGCATAGAAAGAAACTTCTTTGGGAGGTTCTTTATAACTTGGCTTTTCATTATCTACAAGATAAGGAATACTAACAGCACATACACTACATATTAACGAGCCTTCATCTTGAATAGCTATAAGTTCTCCCTTGAAACAAGACTGACATATATCTGTTTCTTTTACAAAAGATTTGGTATCTATAAATGTTTCATCCACATTGGTCAAGTATTTTAACACAATATCATTGTTTTCGATTATATTTTTGTCTTGGCTGGTATCATCGCTTTGTATTTTAAAAAAGTTCCTTATAATTTGATTTTTGGAAGTAATCTGTTTACTGGGTTCCTCCAAGTTATTAATGTTTTTTTTGTTTTCAAAATATTCAAAAATAAGTTTGGAGTTATCTAGCAAGTATTTGGTTTTATTGTTTTTTAATTGTTTAATTTCTTGGCTTACTTGTTGGATTTTATCTTCAATATCTAACTTTTCATCTACTGGTATATCTAGTTCCTCTTGTAACTGTTTTTTTAAAATATATTTCTCCCTTTTAAGCCTTGGAATCGTATCATATTCATCAATATTAAACTGTTGAATAAATTCTTTATGTTTTGAATCTAGTGTCGCCGTATATTTTTTGGAAATTTTAAACAATTTATTCGGTTTTTGTTTAAAGGTAGGCATATATAGAATTAAAAGAATATTATATTTAACTGGTAAACATGGTTAAATATAAATAAACAAAAATAAATAAACAAAAATAAACAAACAAAAATAATATTATTTGTTTAAACACTCAAAATAGTTTCATCTAATAAATAAAATGGATAAAGAAACAGATAAAGAAATAGACAAAGAAATGTTTTTACCTGGTAAAGATATTTTAGTAGATAGCATAAAGTTCAAGAAAATGGTATTTTTATATAATGCATTAGATAATGGGTGGACCATTAAAAAAAAAGAAAATGCATATTATTTTAAAAAAAATCATGAAGGGAAAAAAGAAGTATTTGAAGATGCATATTTATCAATTTTTATGAAGGAGAACACAAATATAAATAATATTTTATCTTAGTATGTAGGGGGATTAAATTTTAAATTACGTATTTTTACAAATTTTTTTCTTTTAGGAATATATATAAATAATGGGTGGTGGATTAATGCAATTAGTGGCTTACGGTGCTCAAGATGTCTATTTGACTGGTAATCCCCAGATTACTTTTTGGAAGGTTACTTATCGTAGATATACCAATTTTGCGATAGAGTCTATTGAACAAACATTCAATGGACAGGCGGACTTTGGAAGACGTGTGCAGTGTGTCATCAGTAGAAACGGCGACTTGGCTTACCGTACTTATTTACAGGTTACTCTTCCTGAGATTAACCAGTTGATGGGTATTGCCTCATTTGCTTTAGGCGTTGGTTCCGGTGTTTATGCCCGTTGGTTAGATTTTCCCGGTGAGCAGTTGATTGCTCAGGTGGAGGTCGAAATCGGTGGTCAGCGCATTGACCGCCAGTATGGTGACTGGATGCATATCTGGAACCAGTTGACCATGACTGCCGAGCAACAGCGTGGATACTTCAAGATGATTGGTAACGTGACCCAATTGACTTTTATTACCGACCCCTCTTTCTCTGAGGTCGATGGTCCTTGTGACTCTTCTGCTCCTCGCCAGGTATGTGCTCCCCGTAACGCACTTCCTGAGACCACTCTCTATGTTCCTTTACAGTTCTGGTTTTGCACCAACCCTGGTCTTGCATTGCCTTTGATTGCTCTCCAGTACCACGAGGTCAAAATCAACTTGGATATTAGACCCATTGATGAGTGCTTATGGGCCGTTACTACCTTGAGTTGCAACAGTGGTGCGGTGGCGGTTGGTAACTCTAGTTACGCCTCAAACCAGTATACTCCTGGACGTCCGGTACCTGCCGCCATTGCCTATAACCAGTCTTTGGTTGCTGCTTCTTTATATGTGGACTATGTGTTTTTGGATACCGACGAGAGACGCAGATTCGCCCAAAATCCCCATGAGTACTTAATTACCCAGTTACAGTTCACTGGTGATGAATCCGTTGGTTCCTCCAGTAACAAGATTAAGTTGAACTTTAACCATCCCGTGAAAGAGCTCATCTGGTTGGTTCAACCCGACCAAAACGTGGACTACTGTTCTTCTTTGGTGTGTGATGCTCTTTTGTTCAAGGTGTTGGGTGCCCAGCCATTCAACTATACCGATGCGATTGATGCATTACCCAATGCAATCCATGCCTTCGGTGGACCCACTGCTTTGGCCGCTGACTCCCGCGCATATATTGATGCGCGCGGATTGTTCAACGATGCCGGTGCTTTAGATTATGACTTACCAACCGACTTTACCGGATACTGGCATGGCCCCGAAAACGCTTACAATGAACCCAACTTCGGTGGTCCAGCTGTTCCGCTTGGACCTAATATTGCAGGAATCGACCCTAACGTGTTGGCACAGTTACAGGACTTGGCCAGACATGGACACACCGATGGTTCCACCGTGTCAGACGCCGGAACCTTTGTGTTGACCGAGACTTCTTTGGACATGCATTGTTGGGGATTGAACCCAGTGGTCACTGCCAAGTTGCAGTTGAACGGACAGGACCGCTTCTCAGAGCGTGAAGGTTCGTACTTCTCTTGGGTCCAGCCTTACCAGGCACACACCCGCAGTCCGGACGAAGGCATCAACGTTTACTCCTTCGCCCTCCGCCCGGAGGAGCACCAGCCCTCGGGGACGTGCAATTTCTCGCGAATTGATAACGCCACTTTACAGTTGGTGCTCTCCAACGCGACGGTGGAAGGAACCAAAACCGCCAAGGTCCGTGTCTACGCGACCAACTACAACGTACTTCGTATTATGAGTGGCATTCCAAAAGACAGTATATTCCTTTATATACTCGCCTGTGCCAAACAGTTGGCTGCCATACTAGATATTTGCTTCCTAGTATGGGTAAACAGTGTAAAGCAGATATGCAAACCAAGACCACTTGGTATTGTATCATATAACCAGCTAGTCTCTTTATGACTATTTAAGTCACGAGGAGGCAACATTTCTAAATTGCGGGAACATCCTTATAGCCTTTTCTACTACTTGCTTTGTGAAAACAAAAGCAACACCCGGGGTAATGACCTAGGGCATAGTAATAACGAAAAGGATTGGACAATCCGCAGCCAAGCTCCTAAGTGTGATATTGCAAGCATATGGAGAAGGTTCAGAGACTATAATGGAGTGGGGTGGAGAAAGCTAGCAACTTTCGGTGATACCTTAAGGGATAGTCCAGCTTGTTAGTGAAAGCTAATGAGAACAACCCTGGGGTGGGTTAGCTTATAGTAACTAAATGTATTATGTCATTATTCAATTCATTATTAGAATTTTACTTGAAACAATTTATTACACCTTTTAACATTTCAAACGCCGATTATTTATAGACGCTTTTATAAATAATTATTTGTATATTTTCTTTACTTTTCATTTTGATTTGTCAAATGTGTTGAGAGAAATTAACACCATTTTGTTTGAAAAAAAGTTAACTATAAATAATTATTTACCGACATGATACTCATATACCCGTTGTCTCAATTCTAGATAATATGTGTATCTCTCTTTATCCAGTTCTTTTTCAAAGACTTTACAATTCCCGGTAGATATTTTCTCCACCATCTTTTTACTTACCGAAGAATGAGGATTTTGTTGTATAATGGTATTATAGATATGAACAGTTTTACACCCCTGTAATATTTTCTCAAATATAAATATTACTTCTTCCCCGGTAACCGAACGTTTGTCAATTCGTTTTGTTTCTCGACGTTGGGTTTTCAAGTATATATATTTTTGTTCCATATGTAATCAACAAGAATATATTTTTAGGTCTAACTCTATGTTTATATTTTAGAATCTAAAGTTATATCTTCTTTATTTTCACTTCGACAAATAATTTTGCCATTTTTTATTCGAGTTACAGTATGTCTTGGTAAGTGAAGTAACTCTTGTATTTGAATATTTTTATGACCTTCTTTCAATAAGTTTCTCACCTGTAAAATAGTATCATCTTGTATACCATTCTTTGCATTACGGATAGATAAAGAAATCTTTTTTTTAGTTTCTGTAGAAAATGTTTTACCAAAATTAACATTTCTGGTTCCCATCATTTGAATAGATTTATCCTTGTATACTTGTTTCAAAAGTATTTCTTTACATAGTTTGTTTTTAAGTTTTTTAATGTTCATTATATATAAGTAACCTTCTTTACCTTTATCGTGTTGATTTAAATCATCAAATATTTCAGTTTCATGCTTTTCCTGATTACAAATCGTATACATTTGTTCTTTAATAACTGGGTCATTGGTTGTCAAAAATGTTTCAAATGCTTCTGCTTGATTATACTTAACAATTAAATAATCTTTAACTAACTGAATAAATGCAAGGCACTCTGCGATGTTATATATTTTGAGTTTTTGTTCGCAGTCAATCGTCCCTAAACCTAAAAAGTTGGAAATATGTATTAAAATATCGGGTGTATTTTGTTGAGTAATGGATATATAAGACCTAGAATACTTTTGCATACAAATATAAAAACAACCTTCTGCATCAAACAAACCCGAAATATATTCGATATTTAATCTGGTTAACAATGTTTCGTCTAGACCGTGTTTACTGTGATTATATTGATAACATGTTAAATATAAGTCTTCTTTTTCGGTCTTTTTATTTTGTAAATTTGTAAGTTTATAAAAATAACTCAGTGATGTATACTGTTTCTCTTTTATAATAAAGGAATGTTTCAAGTAATCTAATAATATTGAATATTCATTACTACGAATAATCAAGTTATACTGGTTTCGGTTATTCCATTTATCATAATAAACATTGTCTTTATCCATAACATTAGTGGTTTGACTATTTCTATTTGTACATGACGTAATACTTCCTCCAAAATGATAGCGAATAATTTGTAGTATATTTGTTCTAGACTGAGATAGTGTAAAACCAGATTGATACCCATCCCTTATTTTTCGTATAAACATACATCCATCTCCATCTATTAACCCAGCAATATAAGACGGGTGTGGCGGATATTGCTGGAATCGGTCCATATGTTTTTGGTTGTCATTATTTATCATTCGTTGTATATTGTTATATAATGAAATATCTTTAAATGGTTAAATTAAAGCATTAACTAAGAAAAGGTCGTGAATATTTTGTACAAAATAAAATATATAAATAACTGTTATTTGGTTAACACCTACAATGACAAAAATAAATTACATAGTAAATTAAATGATATATCATATATTATATTATATAATATATAATATACTATAAATGGCATTAGATTTTTTTGACAATGTTACAAAAATATATAATAAATTAAAGAATACAAATGGGGGAAAAAATGCAGATTATATTGCAGAATTAAAAAAAGTCAATCCCAAACTATATGCCATATCTATTTATACAGTTGATGGACAAGAATATAATATTGGTGATTTTAAGCATGAGTTCGCAATAGAATCTTGTTCAAAGATATTCGCACTAGCATTAGCATTGAAAAAATATGGAAAAAAAGAGATAAAAAAGAAAATTGGTACATATAGTTCTAAACATCCGTTTAACTCCATTTGTGATGTAGATAACATGCCGAATCATACTATTAATTCGTTTGATAATGCTGGAGCTATGGCAACTACTAGTTTATTATATAAACCAAACCAGAAAGAATATATTGGGGATATTGTAAATATAATGAGTGAGTGTGCGGGAAGAAAGTTACACGTAAATAATAAAATATACAAGTCAGAGTTTTCACATATAGAACATAATTTAGCTATAGCATACTTATTAAAATCATATGGTCGTTTTTATAATGATGTCGAAACATGTGTAGATGTTTATACACAACAGTGTTCAGTAATGGTTACTAGTCAAGACGTTGCTTTAATGGCATCTACACTAGCAAATGGTGGTATAAACCCCAAAACAGGAGCTGAGATTGTTAGTAAAAAAGATATAAAATATATAATAGACCATATGTGTTTGAATGGCTTATATAACCAAACTGATACTTATATGAAAGAAGTTGGTTTACCTTCGAAAAGTGGTGTAGGAGGGATTTTATTAATTGTGTTACCTGGTGTTATGGGGATATCAGTTATATCTCCACCATTAAATAAATACGGTAATAGTTTGAAAGGAATTAAAACAATCAAGGAAATATCAAAGTTTATTTAAGGTTCTTTGTTTTTGCGCAATTTAATATACTTTTTTCCGGATTCCCCGCACATGTTCTCATCATCTCTAGAAATAGAACAATATTGATTTTGTTTTTTTTCTCCAGTTACCAAATGGTTTGAATTTTGTTTAGTAAATAACTTACACTTGCCGAATAGTGGGTTCAACTTATCACCAATAAAGTTTTTACAGTTGATACATAACTTGGTCGGGTCAATCAACTGGAAACCACTTACGCAAAAAAAGAACATCATATATACCCACATCTTGTTAGTGATAATATATGTTATATACGTAACAAATCTTTAATATATTTTTAATATGTGTTTTGTAAACCTTTAACACCCATTATTTACCATAATACCATTTAGAATAATTTTTAATCTGTTTAGAATTACATTTTTTTGTTTTACTGGATGAGCACTTATCACAGTTATTGCCTAACTTACTTGATAACTTTAATGTTTTTGAGTTTATTTTACCATTATTTTTATAAATTTTACCTATTTTATTATTGATTTGTCTATATTTTTTACATGATTTACATTTTTTTGATTTATAATAAATTTTACAAGCATCGTTAATAATATTTTCATCATTATCATCTAAAACATTTAATTTAATTACCATTTTATAATATTATAAGAAAATGTTTTACTAATTAAAAAATAGGCATATGAAATGATAAAAGATGTAAAAGAATATAATTACTGTTTACTTTAACCCACTATTTCATCATATTCCCTGGCTTCCAGATTCCATCTCACTGTTCGAGAGTTAAAGAACTGGTTCATATTGACTACTTCTAGTTTCTCTTCTCCCACCAGTCTACTAAATAGTATATGTAATTGTGCATCGTCTCGAAACCGAACTGTATACTCCTGTTGAATATTTTCGCGACCAATACGACCCAAAGATTGAATGATTTTTTCTTGGGTCAATGGAATATCTTTGCTAATATAGCCGTGACAAAACGGATGGTTGGTTCCGTGTATATAGTCGCTATCCGCAATGATTAAATATAGTTTTTGTTGGTCTCCCAGTTTTTTCATGATTTCGGTATACGCAATACTTTTGTGCTGCATATACACCCCGATACCCAACATGAGGGAAATTTTCCAACAGTCTTCCACGTCCTTGAGTAACATGATGGATACAATGGTCTCTTCGTCTATATTGGAAGTAAATGCGCGCGAAGTATAGAGTTGCGCGGCCCACTTTTTCAAGTGCGTCATCCGGTTTGGTACAAAGACGTCATTCAGGGATGCGCACTTGGTACGCGTTTGTAACATGGATATATTTTCCCGCAATTTCAATAACTTGCGGTCTTCTTTTTCGCATGTTTCGCCTTCGTTGGCCATTTTAGATTCTTCGTATTCGATTTCTTTTTCTATTTTCAAAATATCCGCATTGATTTTGTTGTTGTGTTCTATTTTGGACATGATATCGTCCATCACACTAGCCGGAATATTTGCTTGTTGTATGCAAAACTTGACAATTATTTCCACGTCTTTGGTGATGAATATAGTGGGTCCGTCTGTTAGTGTATATGCATCCTTGGTGGTGACATAAATACCCGACGTCCCAGGCTTTTCTTGACTTATTTTAATTGATTGACTTGGTTGACTTGGTTGACTTTGATTAGGTGAAACACTATTTAAGCGCTGTATCTGTTGTCCATTATTTAATGCATTATTATTAGAAGGGATTCGTTTATCTCGTATTTCCTGAAAGTAGTTATATACACTGGGCCAAGCAGCGGGTTCGATATGTTTGAGAAGGCGGAGATAGTGAAGTTTGATACTTTTTAGGTCGATATCCTGTATAGACAGAAAGTATCGAGCTACTTTGTAGCGTTCGTGTACCACACTTGCGGTTTCCATATACTCAATGAATCGAATGGTTTCCTTCACATCCAAGTATCTCAGCAAACTAAGGTTCTCCTCAATATTGGTGACCACTTCCAGGATTCGACTATATTCGCTGTATAAATAATGCGGCATCACCACGTAGCCATTGTTATTTATGAGGGCAATACTTTTGCGGCAGTCGTCACTAACAATATTGATGATTTCGGCACCGGGAAACTTTTCTTGAAAGTCGACAACCGTTTGCTGGATTTCGTGTACTTTGGGTAACGTGGCCGAAGATAGCACCATATTGGGAATCATATTTTCTCGCCAGTTTTGATGAATGACCGAATGTAGTGGATGGTCAGGGTAGTCCATGGTAATCGTGGGTTCATCCCAGTACGTGATGATTTGGTTGGGGTCGTCAGTGAACGCAAGTATATAATGCATAGCGGGAAGATAAGACCGCACGTCACAAATAATGATTTCGACCTTGTCACCAACCGAGTTATCTATTTTTTGAATTTTGCCACTGCGTTTGTTTACAGTATATTTAGAAGCCGCAAAGTTATGTAGTTTCACATCGTCGGCGCTGGAGCACCCAAATGCCACTGCAATCTTTTTATTAATCGCGATAGCAGAACGTGCAAAAGCTAAGCCCACGTGTCTCGCCGCGCAGACAAAGATGATTTTGAATTGTTGCGACAATCCTAGAGGGGTCAGTGTTTTCCCAGTACCAGTGGGTGCGATATAAAGAATAAGTTTGGGTTTGTTTTGCGCGGACTTGACCGCGGTGAAAATGGCTTTCTGGTGTTCAAAGAGTTTCAAGTCACTGTATTTGAGGAGACAATTTCGTTCGATATATTCTACTGCGTTACGTAATATGTATGCAATGTCAATGTCTTTTTCATATTGGGTCAGGAATACTTCAACTATTTCCTTGACGTAGCGATTGACTTTGTCGATATTGTTTTGCATGAGTTTGTGAATAGTAAAGTAGTAAAACATCCAATGAACTGGTTTATCTCCTGTTTTCCCTGTACTTTTATGTTTAGATTTAATCATTTGTTCCAAGTAATTATAAATGATGAATTCAAAGATGGCAGCCGAGTTGAGGTCAATTTGGCTATCAAAAGACGCCATGCGAATTTGGTCTTTGCTCTTTAGTCGCACAATATTAGACACGTGAATGTAGTATATATCACTCTCTTTACCATTTGTTTTTTTCTTGTTTTCGAATTTGATGAAAGGGATAGAGAATTTAGCGACAAGGTCAGTGACTTTTGCGGAAAAGTACTTGCTATAAAGGAATTCTTCAATAGTTGGGTCGTATTCTATTTTCAAAAATCGAAGGATAGAGTTGGTTTTATTGATTGTATAGTTGACATCATTCGTAACAAAACTACGTATGATAAGTTGATATACTTCCATTTCATTTGCAGAAACCGGAATTTCTACAGAGTCCCATTCGTCTTTGGTGAGTTTCATTTGTTTAGTAATATCCATTATATGTATTTGTTAGTAAGTGTTTAAGCAGGTATTTTAAATTCATTTTTTTATTATTACAAACTAAACTTAATCACTACACATATAACATATTATATATAGAATATAATGAAGGATACAAATACAAACGATGAAGCAGCATGTGAAATATATTGCAAAGAATGTAGATATCGGTTGAAACGCATGGAAAGTCTTAAAAAAGAAGTGGCTCAGCAAAAAGATATTATCGTGGAGTTGAAGAAAACCTTAGAAGAAGAAAAACAAAGATATAAAAGTTTATACTTATTGTTTATGGACCCACGATATAACTAACAAATTCAACTGCGTTCATATTTAGATGATTCTTTTACAAAGAATATAACAAATGGATGAAATAAAAGATAAAAAACAAGAACCAAATCAAGTAGAGGATGTTCTAACAACAATACAGTGTCCTCACTGTGGCGGCTGGGTAGAAGTAATTATGCTGAATTGTCGTATTTTTCGTCACGGCCAGTTCAAAACGACGAGTCAACAAATAGACCCACATGCATCCAAAGAGCAATGTGACGAATATGTCCAAAAAGGATTGATTTATGGTTGTGGTAAACCATTTCTGGTAACACAAGAACCGAGTGGTGACTTTGTCACCACGGTATGTGACTATATATAATAGAATATAAAATATATAATATTAAATAAACCATTTTAGCAAAACATTTTGTACCATTCTATTCAACTGGGTTGAGTGTTTGTTAGTATTGTAACAAAGAAATATTCAAAAAGGAGGGTCCTTTAAATTGTAGAAGGTCTCTAACGATAGATGTAGTGGGGAACTCGCTGTCTTCGCCTTCTCCAAATATATCTTGTAATAAGAGCCATTCAAAGAGCCCCCCTGGATAAACAAAGACATTGGAAAACCCAATGGATACAAGTTGATGATATTTTTTGTGTACCGTTTCATCGTGGTTGTTTCTACCGTAGATGATGATTTTGACGTCCTTGTTTTTGGATTCCTTGATGAGTTGATTAAAAAGGGGTTCTTCTTTGGCCGCCGGAATGGTTCTAAGAATGAGACAGCCTTGTTCGGTAATAGGTAACGTATTGATAATCAAGTAGACTTCGGGGTGTTTGATTGCAGTTTGGATATCTTCATAATTTACTTTAGGCATGGTAGAAGTAAATGTGTTGCCCATGTTTCTTTACATATTGTCTTGTTTTAAATATTTTATTTTATATCAAATATTTGATGAAAAAAATGTATATCATATGATGATAATTTAAGATTTAATTATTTTTTATCCTCTTGGTCTTTTTGGTCTTCTTGGTCTTTTTCTACAGTGGTCTGAGTATATGGTTTATACAGGACATCATCATATGTATGGTTCACCAAATCTTCTATAAATTCGCATCGTTTGTAACCATCATAATAATATCCGTCTGCATCTTTTTTTATATGTTTATAGTCAAAGTCATTATCATATTCTATTTTTATTTTTATGTGGCGGTCGTTAATCCAGTCACCATATTTATCTGTATATTTGATGTCTTTAGTAAAAGACGCTACCGAATGTTGGTAATAACTACTTGAATCTCGCGAACTTTTAAACTGATAACCAGTCTTAAGAAGAAAGTCTATTATACTTTGTAACTCTATCTTTCCGGTATCTTCTTTTCTATCAAGTTCGTGTTTATCCATGATATATTTAAGTATAAATACATAAATATATTTGTTTTCAATTTTTAGTTGAATCGTACTACAATCTCCACTTTTTCTTTTTTAATACTTTTGGTAGCGGAAACCGATAACTCTTCGCGCTTTTTCCGGGTTTTGTTATCTATAGCAAGTTTGTTTCGTTTAGAGTTATTCAAACGTATGTTCATATCTTTTTCGATATCCTCATAGTATCGTTGAATATATTCTATTATATTATTTTCCAAAACCCACTTAAAGAAATTGAGTTGTCCAATAGTGGTTTCAATAGAGTCACCGTTCTTATAAGGAATACTAATTCGGGTCATTCTACAAAACGGGTCGAATCGTTCTTTGCTATATCCTTTAACCATGAGCTTGTAATTATTATATACTTTGAAACGTTCCCCCGAAGGAATGGTATATACTACGTAGTACTGTTTAGAATAGTTGGTGACGAACCAGTCAATGATACGAATGGATATATTGGACTCTCCCGTAATTATTTTTAGCATTTTATCTAGGTTATTACTTGGATTAAACTCTCCATCTATATCTGTTTTATAAAATGCCAACAAGTTATTTAATATTAAATCATCTTGTGTGGAATATTTACTACTGTTCATTATTTACATTTTCTAATAATTATTTAAGTTGTTTTTTATAACTAACTTTATTAAAAAAAAATATTATTAAATAATATAATGAACAAGTTTATGAATGATTATTTCGGTCCTTTGCCGAGACAGTATTGTGCTTATTTTTATATTCTATCTATTATATTTGGATTCTCATTTGTCTTAAGTTTAGTATCTTTAGGAATATACGTGGTAGTCAATTTCAAAAAGTTAAATACTATGTTTATTGTAAACTCTATATTCGTGTTGTTTAATACTTTTTTGATTTATTTTGTCAATAGATTACTTCATACAATATGTATCAAAAGTATTTAACAAGTTTTTGCATGGTCTATGAATGGATTCATTCCGCGTTGAGCAACCAGTTCTCTGTCTGCCAGTTTACTATCTATATCCTCGCGTTTAGACACATTTTCTTTTTCATTCCTGGTATGAACAAGAAAACTATTGGTGAAAAAAGAATCATCTGATAAACAGTCATTTACTACACTATAATCGGTCAAAGAGTTATAACTATTGTTAGGGTTAGGGTTAGGGTTTTGTTTCTCATCATTTAAGTCGGGGTCACTTTTTTGATTTATATTTGTCTGTCTACCGGTTTTATAGTAAGCTTCTCCGTTGCTCCATCTCCAATAAATCATGAGTTGATATAATAAAAAAGATTAAAGAAAGAAAAGATTTCAAACGGTTTTATTCTTCTAGAACTGTTTCACTTCGTTTTACCAGAACCATTTTTTTGGTAAATAAAAATGCATCTTTGTTGATTCGTTTGCGTTTGAGGTTACACTCTAAACAAGCAATAACCACATTACCTATGTTATGTCCGGAATCATTATCGACTCTGTCTAAAGTCCATTGTTTGTTTTCTCTTACTTTTTCATAAAGAATATAAATATTTTCGCAGCAGTAATGACATTTCATCAATGACTCATACAATAGTTGTAATACATATGCGTACGTAATAAATACGTTTTCTTTAAATTTGGATTTAGATATATCTTGTTGTTTATATCCACTTATTTTGGACTTGATATGTGAAACCAAAAAAGCTCGGTATTTTGTATTTGTATTTGTATTTGTATTTGTATTTGTATTTGTATTTGTATTTGTATTTGTATTTGTATTTGTATTTGTATTTGTATTTGTATGTGAGTGTAGTTGTTGTATGGGCTCTACAATGTCATGTATAATATCAAGTTGTGTCTCATGTAACAAGTCGTCAGGAACCAGTCCCCATGTTTTGGTTTCCATCCGCATTCGTTTTTCTTTTTGGGACTTGACAGTTTTGATGTTGGAGTCAAGTACTGGAGGTAGTAGAACTATATGTTTTATACAAGATTCAAAGGGGTCTTGGTTAGTATCCATATGATAGGTCTCTAAATAATATAATGGCTCGCCGGCACTACCTGGCTTAAATACTTTAAAAAAGGACTTAAAGACGCGCCGACAACTACTTATATTTGTTATATTATATAATATATAAGAAAAGGAGTTAAAATTTACTTCATACTATATATTAAACAAACACATAGTATGTTGAAACAAGAGACAGTACAGACATCCGCTTTGAACCAGTTGGACCGTTTTTTGGAAAATGAAAAAAAAGTCAACTCCGCTGAACCTTGGAGTAAGCTGGATAAAACCACCAAGCTACGAAAACTCTCCCAGTTTGCCAATGTGTATAAAGAAACCAATCAGTTAACCGATGAAGAGTATGATAAATTGATTCAGTTTTTTGGGAATTGTTTAGATACCAAAAAGTTACAAAGGGTCAAAGATGTCATTTATAACAAAGAAAACGGTCAAATCAAAGATATTCCTGCGCTACATCATAACAAGTGTACTAATCATTACACACTGAAAAACATGGATAAACATGTGTCTACAATGCGGGGACTAACACCCAAAAAAAAACAAGGAACTGCCAAAAATATTAAACCTAGTGAAGAGGTAGAGGAAGATATTGAACTTGATGAATAACCAATCAAAAAACAATAACAATTCAAAGAAAAAACAATGAAAAATAATATATAAAAATAGTGATATATATATTATTTAAAGAAGTATGCTGGATGTGACAAATGAAATCTTTCCAGATGAAACGTTCGCGATAAGCGAGGCAGATACAGTCGAATTATACGAAACGTGTTATCGTTTGATGGAAGAATTTATCCAAAACAATCCCAAACTTATTACCGAGGAGGATTTTGAAGAAGTGTTATATGATAATATTACCGAACTAATCTTTGCCACTTTTGAAGAAGATGCAGGAGGATTGTTTTTTACCGAAGAGTTTCAAGAAGAAATACATAAAACCATTGACTATGCATATTTTTTTTTGTATCCTAAAAGGTCATATCCTGACTCTGTTATACTCAAAGAACCCGATACAATACGTATTCAGCACCAACTGGATATACTGAGAAATAAATATCAACCGCAACAGCGCACCCCACAGTGGTATCAATTTAGACATAATTTGATTACCGCATCCAATGCATACAAAGCGTTTGAGAGTCAGGCGGTCAAAAATAGCTTGATTTATGAAAAGTGTCTTCCACTTGTAGAACCGGAACCTGAATCTAGTGATAAAAACATAAGTGGCGTTACAAAAGATACAAACTCAGGTGGCGTCACAAAAGATACAAACATCAAAGAAATACGTACCCAAGTGGTGGTGTCTATGGTGAATACCAATTCGTCGTTACATTGGGGAAACAAGTACGAGCCTTTATCGATTATCATATATGAAGACAAATATGGTACAAAGGTGAGTGACTTTGGATGTATTCAGCACGACAAGTATTCATTTTTGGGGGCATCGCCGGATGGAATCAATGTGGACCCAAAGTCATCTAGATATGGTCGTATGTTGGAGGTGAAAAACATAGTGAACCGAGAAATAACGGGGATTCCTAAAAAAGAATATTGGGTCCAGATGCAGATGCAGATGGAGGTATGTGATTTGGATGAGTGTGATTTTTTGGAAACCAAGTTTGTGGAGTATGAGGACCGGAATGCGTTTATAGAAGATACCAGCGACGACGTGTTAGTGGACGAAGACGACAATGAGTTTCAGGATAGTTGTTTATCGAAGGATGGAAAAGTAAAGGGTGAAATCATATACTTTCATCGAAAGGATGGGACCCCGTTTTATGTATATAAAGACTTGGATTGTATACATAAGGATGATATACGTGAATGGGAGTCAACGACAGTTGATACATATGAACGCGCACCTTATGGATATATGTTTATGAAAATCATATATTGGAAATTAGAATGTATCAGTTGCGTGTTAGTATGTAGAAACAAGGAATGGTTTAAGAACAATATATGGGAACTGGAAGAAATATGGGACACAATAAAAAAAGAACGTGTCACGGGATATCAACATCGGGCACCAATCAAAAGGGTGTCAAAAGCCGATAATGAGTGTGAAACAATAGAACCATACTTGACAAGCGGGGTTTGCTTGTTGAATGTAATTAAAAACGAGCCTGAAGCATATATATAATTTTTTGAAATGTTTCTCTTTGTTCTTTAAGTTACTTTTTAATACAATATATTTTCATTGGTGGGGATGGAATAATATAGTTTGTTGGGTTCGGTTCTAAAGTATCCAACGCGTGCACCCTCACCTTCTTGAGCGGGAGGCAAGGGATATATTTCATTGGATAAAACGTGTTTATCTTTATAGAATGCGCCGCAAAACTCAGGGCGGATACAAGTGCCTTCGTCCGGATTCTTATAGTAGCGCAAGTTATTGGTTTGTTGTTTGAAAGATGGTAAAGTGAAAATTGGATAATGCCACCATATATCTGCAGCGCTATCATTAGATACTTGATTTTTACCAATACTGGGATAATCATTTAAAATGCCTTTGTTTACAGATACTGGATATGTTCCCACGGTATCCATAAGAGACGAAGTGAATCCTTGTTTTAAAGACACTTTATTCAAATATAGATAAACTACTACTAACAAGAGAGCAACTGTTAAAAGGATAGGTATGATATATTTCTGCATTATATATATAATTTATATATAATACTTTTATCTTTTATTTTTGTACAGAATGTTTTGTAATGGGGGATTTGTTAGTTGTAATAAACAAACACTTGATAAACATAATAATTATTTTTTGTTATACAGGTGGTATACATACTAAAGTATAATTATTTTTGTAGATTATATTGAATTGAATTTAACTGAATTCAGTTGATTTGGTTTCTTGTTTTACTAACAAAATATCTAATAAGTGTACAAAAGGTTTTGTTAGTTTGTTAGTTGTCGGTTCAAAATTAAGAGAAAAATCTACTTAAAATCAAAGTCCGTATAATATTAATAGTAAATATGGATGATATAAACATGCGGGTTACGAAAAGAAATGGTGATTTGGAAGAGATGGAGTTTGACAAGATTTTGAACCGTATTAAAACGCTGGGTCAAATGAATAATGAAAACCTTCATATCAACTATCAACAACTGGTTATCAAGGTGATTGAACAGTTGTACGATAAAATATCCACCAATAAAATAGACGAACTGGCGGCAGAACAGTGCGCCTCTTTATCTACTTTACATCCAGATTATGGTACGTTGGCCGGACGTATCACCACGTCAAATCATCATAAAAGCACTAGTAACGATTTTCACCAAGTTACCGAAGCGTTATATGACTTTAAGGATGTACATGGAAACGCTTATCCATTGGTTTCGGCGGACTATTGGGCATTTGTGGACCAATGTCGCACCGAGTTGAATGACATGATTGACTATTCGCGCGATTATTTGATTGATTTTTTTGGTATGAAAACACTGGAAAAGTCTTATTTAATTAAAAAAAATAGTATTATTATCGAGCGTCCGCAACATATGTGGTTACGAGTGGCTGTATGTATTCATAGTCATGGATATGCTAAAGCGGATGCTTTAGCAGAGACAAGCGAAGCCTCCAGTACCACCCTTCTTTTAAGAGAGAATATTCTGCAGTTGGTAAAAAAGACGTATGATTTAATGTCATGTAAATGTTTCACCCACGCAACTCCTACATTATATAACGCAGGAAATCCTAACCCACAGTTATCGAGTTGTTTTTTGTTGGCTCTAGAAGAGGATAGTATTAATGGAATATTCAATACATTAAAAGAATGTGCATTGATTTCTAAATATTCGGGGGGAATTGGGGTTCATATACATAATGTTCGGGCAAAAGACACACATATTCGCGGAACCAATGGAAGGAGTGATGGAATTGTTCCTATGTTACGTGTGTTTAACGATACGGCAGAATATGTTAGTCAGTCGGGTGGGAAGCGTAATGGTTCATTTGTGATTTATTTGGAGCCATGGCATCCGGAGATAATGGCATTTTTGGAGATGAAGAAAAATCACGGCGACGAAAAATCCAAAGCTCGCGAGTTATTTTACGGACTTTGGATTCCGGATTTGTTTATGAAACGAGTAAAAGAGAACCAAGAGTGGTCTTTGTTTTGTCCGTACGAGTGTCCTGGTTTGGATAATGTATATGGAGACGAGTTTGAAGTATTATATAACAAATATGAAGAGGAAGGGCGTTCCAGAAAAAAGATAAATGCGCGAGCAATATGGTATGCTATTTTGGACGCGCAAATGGAAACGGGGACACCATATTTGTTGTATAAGGACGCATGTAACAAAAAGTCCAATCAACAGAATATAGGGATAATCAAGTCATCGAACCTCTGTACCGAAATCATTGAATACTCGGATGCAAATGAAAGTGCAGTTTGTAATTTGGCTTCTATTGCGTTACCTGCGTTTGTGAATAAAGAGACCAAAGTCTTTGACTATGTCAAGTTACACGAGGTTACCAAAGTGATTACGGATAATTTGAATAAAATCATCGATATCAATTATTATCCCACTAAAAAGACCGAAAGAAGCAACAAGAGACATAGACCTATTGGAATAGGAGTACAGGGGTTGGCAGATACGTTTATATTGATGGACATGGCCTTTCACTCGGAGGAAGCCAAAGAGGTCAATAAACTCATTTTTGAGACCATTTACCACGCAGCGTTAGAAAAAAGCAACGAAATATCCAAGGAAAGAGCTGCCGAAGTCAACCGACTATTGAACTGTGGTGACCGTTTTGCCGTGTTGGATTATATAACCGAGTATGAATACGATTTGATAAAGAGGGTGGATAAAAAATGGTATGGTACATATTCCACGTTCAATGGTTCACCCGCATCCAAAGGGATACTACAGTTTGATTTATGGAATGTGACGCCTTCTTCTGGTATGTATGACTGGGACGCATTGAAGAATTCTATTAAGGAACATGGGTTGCGAAATTCTTTGTTAGTGGCACCAATGCCAACGGCATCTACCTCGCAGATATTAGGGTATAATGAATGCTTTGAGCCATTTACCAGTAATTTATATAGTCGTAGAACAATTGCAGGGGAGTTTGTCATTGTGAATAAATATTTAACCAAAGAGTTGATTGATTTGGGACTATGGAACGAAGAGATGAAAAACAATATCGTGGCTAATAATGGTTCGATACAGCAACTAACCATGTTAAGTGAACATATGCGAAACAAATATAAGATTGTTTGGGAAATTCCTATGCGACATTTGATTGATATGTCGGCCCAAAGAGGTGCGTATATATGTCAAAGCCAGAGTTTGAATTTATGGATGGAAGACCCGAATTATAAGTTATTGACATCGATGCATTTTTATGCGTGGCAAAGCGGACTAAAAACCGGAATTTATTATTTAAGAAGAAAGGCCAAACATCGGGCGCAACAGTTTACTATTGAACCGACTGCCGCGACAACCACAACCACAACCACAACCACAACCACAACAAAGACAAGTCAATCAGAAGAAGAAAACGAAGGACCTTGCGAAATGTGTAGTGCATAAATATTTTATAAAATGCATACAATAAATATATATTGTATGTATTATGTAGAAAATGTTTTGTATAATGAATAAAAATGAAAATAAATTAGCAAGACAAAAAATAAGACAAAAGACAAAGGAACTAAACAAAATGCATATACTAGATAAAATAAAAAAACTGGTAAAGTCAATCAAAGACTATTTAGAAGATTACGACAAGGAACTTGATGAATTTATGGATAAGCTACTAAATAAAATGACGTATGCAGAAATAAGAGATAGCTACGACCATCACCTGGAAAGCGATAAGCAGTCAAGTACGAAAATAAATGAACAAATAGACCAATGTATCCAGGAGTTGATGGAATGTAAAAGCTTATTGAATAAAAATATTTTGCCAAAGTGCGAGGATATTGGTTCCCTGATGAACCAGGCGAGAATAGGTACGTTACAAGGACTCACGCGACAGGTAATTACTCAATCCGCTATTAACGTTCATCCAGAAGATATTGCAGTAAATTATGAATTAAAAAGAGAGTATCTAGAACGATAACAAATAACTAGTAA